GAATTACGTTCAGTAGCAGCTGAAGGAAAAATTACTTCACAAGAAATTGTAAAAGCGCTTAGAAATGTAGAATCTGATGTTGATGCTCTTTTTGCTAAAACAGATATCACAATCGGGCAGTCTCTCACACTCCTAAACAACGAGATCACAAAATTTGTTGGCGAAGCAGGTAAGGGAAGTGGTGCGGCACAGGTATTAGCTGGATCAGTTCAAACTCTTGCAAGTAATTTAGATTTAATTGCTGATGGGGCTTTAGTAGTTGGTATTGGATATATCACTCGTGCAATTTTGATGAAGAGCGCTGCTATTAAAGAGGGAATGGCTTCAACTTTAGCGAGCCGCCAAGCATCTGTATTAAATGCTCAAGCAGAATATGCAGAAGCTACCGCTGCTTTGAATGCAGCAAAAGCTCATCTCGCGAATGTGCGAGCAACAAATGCAGAAACCCAAGCTAAATTTGGAGCAACTGCGGCAGCAACTCGATACGCACAAGCACAGGCAGCAGTAACTGCTGCTACAAATGCACAAACTGCTGCGCAAACACGCCTCTCAGCAGCTTCTTCTTTAGTTGGTAGTATTGGTAGCCGAGCATTAGGACTTATCGGAGGTCCAATTGGAGCAATTACCTTAGGTGTATCCGCTCTGGCTGCAACTTACACTTATTTTAAAGGTAAGGCAGAAGAAGCGAATAGAACTCTCGCTGAACAAGCCGAAGTGGCTAACCGTACTGCTGAAGAATTAAAAGGCTTAAAAGGTGAGGCAAAAACCAAAGCTATTAATGACTTAACAACGGCTTTTAAAGCTCAAAATGAGGAGTTGAAAAAAACAGAAATGGCTGTTGGTTCAGCTTTAATTGATATTCAAAACTACGGTAAAGGTAATGTTGAACTTACAAGGATTTCTAATGAAGCTCGATTGGGCACGATTAGCTACAAGGAGGCTATGGAGCAACTTGCTAAGCAGAAGTTACCCCCAAGCTTAAGAGATGCATTGAAGGAGCAAATCGACAAATATAATGAAGCTTATGAAAAGGCTGATAAGACCAAAACAGCCATTAAATTGCTTGGTATTGAAGTTACTTTAACGGGTAACAAAGCACAAAATGCAGCAATTGAGCAGCAGAAACATGCTGATGCCATCAAGAATACAAAACAGGCTGCAGATGAGGCTCAAAAGTCCTTACAGAAAATGTATGCAGATAAATTGTGGGATACGCAATTTGTCGAGATAGTAATGAAAAAGGGTTTTTCTGAGTCTCAGGCTAATGATTTACTGAAGCTTTATAAAGATTCATTAGCTAAGGGTCTTAAGGCAGCAGACCGAGAGGCTATGAAAGCATTAACGGATACTTGGAAAGCAGAAGAATCAATCAAAGCCATCACGGATGCTAGAACTGATTCAATACGTGAGCAAAACAAGGAGCTTAAAAATCAGCAAAAAGTACTAAATGTAAATGCGAAAGTCCTAGCAAATGCTTCAAAATTCGGCTTTGCAGATCTGGAGTCTAAATACAAACTTCCATCAGGAACATTATCCGCGATTCATATGATCGAATCTCGAGGTAATGCAAAAGCCTATAACAAAGAAACCGGAGCCACTGGTGGATTTCAGTTTCTCGAAGGTACTGCCAAGCAATATGGCGTAAAAGACCGCACTGATTTAGCACAATCTGCTGAAGGTGCCGCTAAGTACATGTCTTATCTTTTGAAGCTTTTTAAAGGTGATTTAGAAAAGGCTGTACGTGCATATCATGCAGGTGAAGGCAATGTAATGAAGGGTAAAGGTATTGGTAAAAATAATAATCAATACTGGAAAGACTATCAAAGTTACATGGCTGGTATTAATGGCTATTCTGCTGGTGATATCTCATCAAAAGACTTTGATAAGCTTATTCAAGATACCACTAAAATGGCCGAGGAGCAGGCAAAACTTCGTCTTCAATTAGAGAATGAGGTTGCTAATCAAGTAACAAAGATTAGGTATGATCTGGCCAAAAAACTTGAGGATGTTGATAAAGCTAACTTTAGCCCAGAACGCAAGGCCGAAATTAAAGCAGAACTTCAAGCACGTGCAGATAATGATATTGCTATTGCTGAGCAAGCTACAAAGACTAAGCTTGATTCATTCCGAGACTACACAAAGACGGAAGAGCAAATATTAAAAGATAGCTATGCCAAGCGTCAGTTTGAGGCCGAGCATGACCTAGATTTAACTAAAGATCAGCGTAAAGAGGCTGTTGATCTATTAGCTCAACAATTAAAGCAAGAACTTGGGTTAATGCAATTAGCTCAGGAACAGCGTTTATTTCAGGCACGTTTATCATTGCTTTCTGAAACCCAAGCCATGCAGGAACGTTACAGACTCGAACGGGAAGAAATTCTTAAGAATACCAAGCTTTCTATAGAAGAGCGGCAAAAGCTAATCGCATTATCTAAAGCCAATCAGGATAAAGAGACACGCGATAAAGTGAATAATGCTGCTCAAAACTGGGGTGGTATCCAAGCGGATATGAATGGTACCGGAGAATTTTTCAGACAGGATCAGGAACGATTTAGCCGTTTAAATGCTGCAAATGATTTAGCAGATAGTCAATTTGCTGCTACTGATCTTGATGAAAAAAATGGTTTAGATACTTTAAATGCACAAATGGAAGCAGGACTCATTAAGCAACAGGACTTCGAAAACCAGAAAACAGCAATCATTCAAGCTGCTCAGGACCAACGCAATCAGATTGCTGCCGAATATGCTCAGAATGCTCAGGATATTGAAGATAAGTACCAGCAAGACCGCTTGAACACCCAAATTGCATTTGGTGGCCAAATGATGGGTTCACTTACATCAATGTTTGGTTCAATGTTTGGAGAGCAATCTAAAGCATACAAGATCATGTTTGCCGCTGATAAAGCTTATGCGATTGCAGCTGCCGGTATTGCGATTCAGCAAAATATTGCAGCAGCTTCAAAAGCTGGTTTTCCTCTTAACATTCCATTAATCGCTGGAGCTGTTGCACAGGGTGCAAGCATCATTGCAAACATCCGGGCAATCAAAGATCAAGGTTTTGCTGAAGGTGGTTATACAGGTCGAGGTGGGAAATATCAGCCTGCTGGTATTGTCCATAAAGGAGAGGTGGTCTGGTCCCAAGAAGACATTAAACGCTGGGGCGGTGTTGGTTTAGTTGAGAAAATGCGTAAGAGTGCAAACCCTGAAGCTTTTCTCAATAACAATGCCTCGACTGATAGTGTCATGCGCCGTGCAATGATGAGCTCTAATGCCTTTATAGAAAGCCAAAAGCAATCGGACATCTTTAATCAACCGGTTCAAGATACTCAGATTATCTATAAGGGTAATAGAGACACACCTAAGTTAGCTTCTTCGGCAAATTCTGACTTATTCCATGATGGCAAGGTCTACTTCTCATCTAATGGTTTAGTTCAGGATCGTTCAAATCTGGATGATGTTCAGGATTTTACTTTAGGACGTACTTCACGCCCTCAAGCTGAGATTATGCCTTCAATTGAACCTTCTACACCGACAATCAATTTCAAAATTGAAGTGATTAATCAGGTGAGTGGGGCGACAGTTGAAGCTGAACAACTGGATGAGCAAACAGTCCGGATCATTGTTACAGATGAACTGGATAAGCAGCTTCCAAGAAAGGTACCGAAACTTGTAAGTGACCAAATCGCAAATCCAAACTCAACCATTAGTCGGTCTTTGACTGAGAATACGACAGCAAGACGGAATCGTTAATCAATAAAACCACCTTTCGGGGTGGTTTTTTATTACCTGAAGGAAAGTTATGTACAAGTTAAAGCTAAATCCTCAGACCAGCGGCTATGGCGTAACACCGGGTGATGATGTGAAACGTCAGCAGATGGATGGCGGTCGTGGTCGCTATTACATCGATGTAAAACGTAATAGCCACATTGTTGATGTGAACTGGAATTTAAGTAAAACCGATTTCAATAAAATGATGGCCTTCTGGCGGGTCTACCAGAATAAGCCAGCCTCATTTTATGCGGATCTGGTGATTGATCAGGGGGAACGTCAGCAATATCTATGCAATTTCATTCCAAACTCGTTCAAGACCAATGAAGTGAATGGCAACCTTTACCGGGTAAATGCTCAGCTCGAAGTTGTTCAAAACCAGCCTAACCTGAATGCCGATATAGCATTAATTAAAGATTGGGAGGTCTAATGGATAACGAATATGCCAAGTTCTTTTTCAATCGGAAAGTTGATGTCTGTCAACTGGAGTGTATTGAGCTTTCTCATCCTTCTTTTATGAATACATACCGAATAGTCCGTAATGATGACCGAGGTGTTTATGTTCAACATAAGGAGGGATCCGGTCAGGTCTATTATGAGTTCCTGCCAGTCTCTATCCAAAGATCCGGAATGCTTGGTGATCTGGACCAGACATTAACCGTTTCTATCTCTGGTCTAGGTGATGTGATGCCTGATGAGTTTGAACGGGTAATCGAAGGGCAATATCCAGATGTAAAGCCGACCGTAAATTACCGGATTTACAGTTCAGACAATCTGAACTCTCCAATGTTTTATTTACTTGGACTGCAACTCTCAAGTGTCGCCATGAACCATAAAGCTGTGACATTCAAGGCTGAATCACCACGATTAAATACCACTAAAACTGGGGACATTTTTGCACTGGATCGCTTTAGTGGTTTGAAGGGGGCTATATGAAAAGTCATGATCATTTGCTCGATAGGCAATATGACGAGGATCACTACAACTGTGTTCACTTTGTTCATGAAGCTGCAATGGACCTATATGGCATAGATCGGACTGAAGCGCTTGAACTCTTTATGCAGCCTAAGGGCAAAATTACTTTTTTATCTTCACGGTTAAAACTTTTAAATCCGCTACCCATGCCCAAGGAAGGCTGCATAGTCGCCTTCCATCCGAGACAAAGAAATAAGCCCCCGCATGTGGGGCTTTTTCGTGGGCAAAAGATTCTTCACCTCATGGAAAGCGGAGTCACTTATTTGCCTGAAGAGGTTGTGATGGAAATGGGGTTTAATCGGGTCAGTTATTATGATTAAAGTTATTTATAAAAAAGACGCTTTGTCTGAAGAAAAGACAATTGAGCAGGCTCAAACCATTGGGCAATGGCTCACTTCAAAATATGAACATATGCCTGAGCATGTCCGTATCTTTCATACCACAAGCAATATGGATCATGCGGAAATTTCATTTGCGAACGAAGTCACACCGAAGAATGCTTATGAGTTAAAGCAGCTTGATTTCTTACCGGGTACTTTTATCGTAGTTGAGAACCCAAAATGGGTCGCTGCTATTGTTTCGATTGTGATTAGTATTGCGATCGCATTTTTAATGCCGACTCCATCGATAGCCCAGACTACTCAAAATACTAACCAGTCTTCTTCGGCAAACAATGAACTTTCTAACCGTGAAAACAAGATCCGGGTGAATGGCCGTATTGCTGATAACTATGGAGCTGGGTGGAATACTCCCGACCTAATCGCAGTACCTTACAAGGTATATGAAAATAACGTTGAAGTTGAGCATGTAGTCGGTTGTATTGGTCGTGGTCACTATAAAATTAACGGTGCTTATGACGGTGAAACCAATATTGTTGATATTGCTGGCGCATCGGTAGAGGTCTTTCGACCAGGTGTAGATATCGTTTCAGGAGAACCTTATTTTTCTCTTGGCAGCGAAATTACAACTCCACCTTTAACTGTTCAGCATCAAACTTCTGCGAATGGCCAAGTTCTCCGTCCAGCAGATACGCAATCTTTAGAGGGTACGAACTATCTTCATTTTGCATATCCAAACGAGATCCTTCGGGCATCTGCAAACAATACGGATTTAACCACTAAGTTTGTAAGTAATGACCGCGTAGAAATCACCAATGCCTCATTCACGTTTAACGACCAGACTTATGATTTAAATGGTACTTATAGCGTTCTATCGGTAGCTGATGACCGTATGACGTTATCAAATCCGGCGGCCGTTAATGCTAACTGGTTAAAGCTTAAAGAGTTAAATAACCAACAAACTGCAGCTTTGTCACCAAAGATCAGTTCAATAGGTGAAAAATGGATTGGTCCATTCATTCTGGACAATGTTGAACGTAGCCGGGTGCTGTGTAATTTTGTGGCCACCAATGGACTTTATACCGTTTCTTCAGGTGGAAATCAGGGAGCTGTAAATGTCACGATTGAAGTTGAAGTAACGCCGGTTAATGAATCTGGTGCAGCCATTGGCAATCCAATGCTGAAGCAGATCATCCTAAAGGGTTCAGCAAAGTCACGTCAGACAGTTGGTGCAACGCTGGATATGGTGACTTTTCAGGGGCGCTGTAGTGTCCGTGCACGCCGTTTAACTCCAACACCGGCAGTTACCACTGTTGTTGATGAAGTAAAGTGGCAGGCGCTTTACGGTGCTTATCCTTTACAAAGCACAGTGTATGAGCATGAAACGGTTTTTCGTGCGCGTACTTATGCAACCACTGGAGCTTTATCTGTCAAGTCCCGCAAGATCAATTTTGATCTTCAGCGGATGTTACCGACTTTTAAAAACGGCGCAATGACGACAGAGCTATTTCCAACATCAAGCTTTGCTGATGCACTGGTTTCAATGGCACTGGATGACAAGATTGGCCGTCGTACGATTGATGAGATTGATCTGGAAAACATCTATCGGACTTATAACGATGTAGTTGATTATTTTGGTACGCCACTTGCGGCTGAGTTCTGTACCACTATTGATGATACAAACCTATCTTTTGAAGAGCTGGTTACCAATCTTTGTGATGCCGTATTTTGTACCGCATATCGGCAAAACAATAAGCTCAAGCTTTATTTTGAACGTCCAACTGATAACTCGGTAATGCTGTTTAACTTCAGGAATATCATTCCGGATAGTTACAAGCATGACCTGACCTTTGGCGTGATGAATGACTACGACGGACTGATCTATGAATACACGGATCCGACCGACGACACCCGCATAAATATCTATCTACCGGATAAAGGGGCCAAGAACCCCAAAGAGGTGAAATCTGTAGGTGTGCGTAACAAGTGGCAAGCGCATTTCAATGCGTACCGGCTTTGGAACAAGCTTCGCTTCCAGCGCAAATCCATTACCTTTGATGCGGCACCAGAATCAGAATTACTGGTTTTACGTGACCGGATCGCTGTAGCAGATTATCGCAATGGTATCCATCAAAGTGGTGAGGTGGTGCAGCAAGAGGGTTTAATCCTGACTTTAAGCCATGATGTAGATTTTATTGCAGGCAAGAGTTATGTGATTTATTTGCAAATGGGGGATGGTACCGTGGACCTTATTCCTGTTACCGCAGGATCTGCCAAGAACAAAGTAGTTTTAGGGCGTTTACCGAACGGGGCCTTAAAGCTTAGTCCCGATGACTTTGTGAATACTATCTATACGGTGGTTAATGACGATACCAAAGGCTCACTGCCTTATCTGGTTGCAAAAAGAGAACCGGCTGACCAGTTCTCTAATACTATTACTGCAATTAATTACGATGAACGTTATTACCTCAATGACAAGGACTTTATTGATGTACCAGTAGATGATTCACCGATTTACATTCGATATGACCAGCTTGATATTAATCTGGCACGTTTGTATCAGATGCAAAGAGGGGATTTGCCAACGACTGGAGAAATCAGTTTTGTAGTTGAAGCAGGTGCACTGGTTTCAAGTTCAAGTTCTTATCGACCGGAAACCAGATTTGTCTATAAATTCAACTATAAGTCTAGTCCTGCAAAACGAGAGTATATCGTTCCAGCTGCATCAGAATTACCTGCTATTGATACTGGTGAGTTCCCACCTGATCTCGTGGTAAATTTGACTATTAAAGGTGCTGTTGTTGGACGTGGTGGAGATGGCGGGTTGCCACATCTAGCTTACGGAGATTGGGAAAAAGATTCAGACTTCAATTTTACCAAAACCCGGCGTGATGGTTTTCAGGGAGCACCAGGTTTATTGAACCGGCACAGCAAACTAAACCTGATTATCGATGGAGGGACGTTAGCTCGAGGCGGTTCAGGTGGTGGAGCAACACCAAGTGGTATTTACACTGGATCATCTTATGGGGTTCAGGGAATTCCTGGTGGTGCTGGAGCACCATTTGGTCGGGTCATGACTGGACAGCCGATTTCAAATGACTCACAAGATTATCGCCTCTATCTGGAGAGTTATTTAATGGTTATGAAAATCACTGATGCTGAAGCTTCGGTACCCGGGAAGGGTTATCGAACGCAGAATGAACGCTATGGTTCACCACTTTCTGGAGATGGTGGAAACTGGGGTGAACGCGGTACCAAATCAACAAATGATGGAACATGGAACTGGCAATACCATGGCACTACTGAAGGCCAGCCGGGGCTGGGTGGACCTGCAATTGTTGGGGTGGCGCCGCTAACAACTCAATTGATTAATGGAGGGAAAATCTTACAAACCCTTTAAACCTTATAAGAACTTTGAGCACCCAATTCGGGTGCTTTTTTATTGTCTAAAAATATCTGGAGAGATTTATGGAACCAGTTTCCACAAGCGGTTTAACAGCAATTTTAAAATTTTATGGTGCAGCAATTATGGTGACTCTAGCGGTTGCATTGGTTGCCGCCGTTGTATTGATGACACGTATGCCACGATCACCTCAAGAATGGGCTGTAGGACTTATTTGTACGGTTGTATCAAGTTTGGCTGGCGGCTCATTCATTATTGTGAAGTGGGGGCTTCATGAATGGGTTACTGATGTATGGGGGATGATTGCTCTAGGTGGGTTCTTCTTTGTTTGTGGTTTACCCGGTTGGGCTTTAGTCCGTTGGATTTTTAATTTTATAGATAAACAGGAAGGTAAAACGATCGTTGAAGTGATCAAAGAGTTTAAGAATGCCAGAAAAGACATTGAAAACAGTTAATGCCGCCTTCGGGCGGTTTTTTTACATCTGAAGGAAACCGAAATGAAGATTGAACAATATCTTGATGAGTTAATTAAACGCGAAGGTGGTTACGTAAATAACCCAGCGGATCGAGGAGGGGCGACCAAATACGGCATTACTGAAGCGGTTGCACGGGAAAATGGCTACAAAGGCAGCATGAAAGATTTGCCGCTTGATGTGGCTAAATCAATTTATAAGCAACAATATTGGACAGCTCCACGTTTTGACCAGGTGAATGCCGTTTCTTCTGCAGTAGCTGAAGAGCTTCTAGACACTGGTGTGAATTGTGGTACCGGCTTTGCTAAACCTCTTTTACAACGTGCTTTGAATTTGCTTAATAACCAAGGTAAATCAGGTTGGCCAGATCTTGTGGTCGACGGAATTTATGGTCCAGCTACTTTAAATGCTCTCAAAACTTACCTATCAAAAAGAGGTAAGGAAGGCGAGGCAGTTCTGGTACGTGTTCTTAATATCATGCAAGGCCAACGTTACATTGAAATCTGTGAGCGCAATAAAAGCCAAGAACAATTTTTCTATGGTTGGATCGCCAATCGAGTGGTGATCTAAATGGCTCAAGCAGAAACAGTAACAGAACTTACGCCATATTTAGAATATTGGAGCAGCGGCATCTATATGTTTAAGTGCCCCGGGTGTAAATATTTACATCCTTTTCATGTAAAAGAGGGCGCACATTATAATGGTAGTATCTGGAACTTTAATGGTGATGTTGAAAAGCCAACATTTACACCTTCATTACTAGTTAATGATCATTACCCAGCAAGCCGATGCCATCTGTTTTTGACTGAGGGGAAGATTCAATTCTTGACTGATTGTCATCATGAGCTCGCTGGCTTGACCGTTGATATGGTGCCAATCGATGTTTAAAATTTTGATGTTATGTATCCTATTATCAGGATGCTCAGCTCATACAATCAATAGTGATGTGAATATAGTTATTTGTGTAAAAGCCCTCTAAGGAAGGCTTTCACAGTTTATGCATTTTTGATATTAGCTAACTGATTATTTTTACTAAAATAAATACATATTAAAATAGCAATTAATATTACTCCGGATGCTGCAAAACGGCTTAAGTCTAACCCTCCAGCGGAAAGGGGCTTATCTAAAAAGTCTCCAACTACAGCACCCAAAGGACGAGTTAAAATAAAAGTGCTCCAGAATAAAAATGTTCGTGAAACAGAAGTGAATTTATACAAAAACACCATCAATAAAATGAGTGCTGAGAAAAGAGCAATCCCGCCACTATAGCCTAATCCAATCGTATCTGCTGACCAGTCACCAAGAGCTGTACCCAAAGTTTGGCTAAAGGTAATTGTTAACCAATAAAAGACTTCTGATTTAGGTTTATTAACGGTATGAGGGGAGACGCTGCCTTCAACTTTATACCAACCCAATAATGAGACGATGACTAAGCCGAGGAGTAAGCTACTTCCTCCACTATAGCCAATACCTAAAGATCGAGTGACAAAGTCTGCTAATGTTGTACCAACAGTTGTACTCGCAATAATGGTAAACCAATATAAATATGGTTTATAACTTTTTGTCTTAATTTGACAGATCAATAAGATAATAAAAACTATGGCAAAAATAAAAGTACTAGTTAAATACCCAAGTTTCAATGACATTGAAAAACTATCTCCGCCAGTTTCACCAAAAGTAGTTGCGAAGATTTTAGTAATCCAGAATAGAAGGGTAACTTGGGGGACTTTAGTTATATACTCACTCATTTCATGACTTGAATTATTCATCTAAGAGTCTCAAATGATAAATTTATCAAACAATAAATTTTTAAAATTAAGATGAGCTTAAAGATTTGTTTTTAATAATATAGCTTTGTATTCTTATTGGTTACTAAGCTCATTTTTTAATTTCTATTTAAGTTTTACTAGCTAAGATTTCGAGTTTTTAATATTTAGTGGTTTTCAAATGCTAGTAAATTTTTTAAAATTCAAAGAGATATGTAATAATATTACACTATTAAATTTTAATTTGCTTTTATCTATCTGGCTAGGTTTATTTCTGAATATAGGTTTTTTTAAAAAAATCCATCAACTTACACCTTATAATGGTATTAAGTCAGTTCTTTTCTTAGGGGCGACATTAGTTATTTTAATAGCGGCATATAATTTAATTTTTCAATTAATAAATTGGAAATGGACTGCCAAAATCTTTGCAATTTTATTGATATTTATTGGTGGCTTTAGCTCTTATTTTGTAAACACATTGGGTATCATTATTTCACCCGACCAAATTCAAAATATGGTGCAGACCGATGTTTCGGAAGTTACCGATCTAATCTCTTTACGCTTTGTTTTATGGACAGTTTTTTTTGTTATTTTGCCCATTTTTTTAATTACTCAAGTTAAATTTAAACAAGAAAAAGCATCACGGTTGTTATTGAAGAAAGTATTCTCACTGGTAGCTTCATTTGCAGTGGTCGGTGTTTTACTTTTTACTTACTATGTCGATTTCGCTGCAATATTTCGTGAGCATCGTGATTTAAAAGGGATGATTTCACCGCAAAATAGTATTTCATCGCTTATGTCTTACTATCATAAGAAGGCTCCGAAGAAAAATCTGCCTCTTGTGATATATGGACAAGATGCTCATCAAGTTCAGCAAGTACAAAAGAACCTCCCTAAGTTAATGATACTTGTTGTCGGTGAAACGGCACGTGCCGAAAGTTTCTCTCTAAATGGGTATGCAAAAAATACGAATCCGGAGCTTTCTAAACAAGATATTTTCAACTTTTCGCAAGTGAGCTCATGCGGTACGGCGACAGCTGTTTCTGTGCCATGTATGTTCTCGGGTATGCCACGTGTAGATTATGATGAGCAATTAGCTAGTCACCGC